GTGCTTTGAGTGAGCGTGGTGAAGATGGTGGAACAAACTCTTCCGAGGCTTATGCTTTGTTTAGAGGAATGCTCTCTGATGCGATTGCATTGGAGTCCACTCGTTATCCTGAAGACAACTTTGTGGCGGTCTAATGGCAGCACAACTCCAAAGTTACAGTCTCTCAGCGCCAGGCTTTTATGGCCTGAATACTGAAGACTCTCCCCTTGATTTAGGGGCTGGCTTTGCTTTGGTTGCGACTAACTGCATATTGGATCAGTATGGTCGAATTGGTGCTAGAAAAGGTTGGTCAAGGGTTAACTCTTCCTCTGGTGCTTTGGGTGCTAACGATGTTGGTGTTATCCATGAGCTAGTCCAGACTGACGGGACTCTTACAGTTCTATTTGCTGGAAACAACAAGATATTTAAACTTGGCACTTCTAATGCGGTGACTGAGTTGACCTATGGTGGTGGAGGAACAGCACCTACCATTACTGCATCTAACTGGCAGACTGCCTCTTTGAATGGTATTGCATACTTCTTCCAAACTGGTCACGATCCATTGATTTATGACCCCGCAGTAAGTACAACTACTTATCGCAGAGTGTCTGAGAAGTCTGGTTATGTAGCTACAGTTCCACAAGCCAACATCGCTATCTCTGCCTTTGGTCGTCTGTGGGTGGCTAATACCTCTACAGATAAGGTCACTATCAGCTTCTCTGACCTAATTGCAGGTCATGTATGGGGTGGTGGCACTTCAGGCTCATTGGATGTTTCTCGTGTATGGCCTAATGGTGCAGATGAAGTGATGGGCTTGGCAGCTCACAATGATTTCTTGTTTATCTTTGGTAAACGACAGATTCTTGTTTACTCTGGTGCTTCTACACCTGCTTCTTTAGTTCTGAGCGACACAATTGGCTCTATTGGTTGCATAGCTAGAGATACGATTCAAAGCGTTGGCTCTGACGTTATTTTCTTGTCAGACTCAGGTGTTCGTTCACTCATGAGGACAATCCAAGAAAAGTCTGCTCCTCTAAGAGACTTGTCTAAGAACGTGCGTTTTGATCTAAATTCATCTTTGGCAGGTGAAACATTGGCTAACTTAAAGTCTGTTTACTCAGAAAAAGAAGCCTTTTATCTGCTTGTTTTACCCGCTACTTTCCAAGTTTACTGTTTCGATACCAAGCAATCTTTGCAAGATGGAGCTTCCCGTGTAACGAAGTGGGACTCAATTGCACCAACTGCTTTGCGGTCATTGCGTAATGGTGATTTGTACATTGGTAAGAATGGGTATATCGGTAAGTATGGAACTTATCTTGATGATGCATCTACATATCGTTTTTTGTACTACACAAACAATGCTGACTTAGGAAACCCTAACCAGATTTCCATCCTTAAAAATATTACAGCCATCGTTATTGGTGGGTCTAATCAGTTCTTAACGATCAAGTGGGGATTTGATTATTCTGGTGCTTATCAATCAGAGAATGTCTATATTCCTACGCAAATAAGCTATGAGTATGGTATTGCTGAATACAACATTGCTGAATACACAAGTGGTGTTCCAATTAAAACTCTGACTGCCAATGCTTCAGGTTTTGGAAAAATTGTCCAAACTGGTTATGAAACTACAATTAATAATGTTTCATTTTCTCTGCAAAAGATTGAAATTCAAGCCAAAGATGGCAAAATAGGGTAAGAGGTAAACCATGTCTAATTACACAAAATCAACCAATTTCGCTTCTAAAGATAACTTATCACCTGGTAATCCTTTAAAGATTGTTAAGGGTGCTGAAATTGATACTGAATTTAACAATATTCAGACTGCTGTAGCTACAAAGACAGATAATGCTTCTGCCAATATTACTGGTGGTTCAATTACTGGTATTACAGATTTAGCGATTGCTGATGGCGGTACAGGTGCTTCTACGGCTACTGCTGCCCTGAACAACCTCTTGCCTAGCCAAACTAGCAACGCTAATAAGTACCTTCAGACTGATGGCACTAACGCATCTTGGGATGCAGTAAGCCTGTCTACTTCTGACATTACAGGCACTCTGCCTGTAGCAAATGGTGGTACTGGTGTAACTAGCTCTACTGGCACAGGCTCTGTTGTTCTGTCAAACAGTCCTACTTTGGTGACTCCCGCATTGGGAACTCCTGCTTCTGCGACTTTGACAAACGCCACAGGATTGCCGATCTCAACTGGCGTAAGTGGTTTGGGTACTGGTGTAGCTACTTTCTTGGGTACTCCATCATCTGCTAACTTAGCCTCTGCCGTATCTGACGAAACAGGTAGTGGTGCTTTAGTATTTGCCAATAGCCCTACATTGGTGACTCCTGCTCTTGGAACGCCCTCTAGTGGCACTTTGACCAATGCTACTGGCTTGCCTATCAGCACAGGTGTTTCAGGTCTAGGAACAGGCGTAGCAACCTTTCTAGCTACTCCTAGTTCAGCAAACCTTGCTTCTGCGGTTTCTGATGAAACTGGCACAGGTGCTTTGGTCTTTGCTAACTCTCCTACATTGGTGACTCCTGCTTTAGGCACTCCTTCGGCTTTGGTAGGAACTAACATCACGGGTACTGCTTCAGGTCTGACTGCGGGTAATGTAACTACCAACGCTAATCTAACTGGTGCAATTACTTCAGTTGGAAATGCCACATCATTGGGTTCATTTAGTTCATCAAACTTGCTTTCAGCATTGACTGATGAAACAGGAACAGGATCGGCTGTATTTGCTACTTCACCTACTTTGGTTACTCCTATTCTGGGTACACCAACATCTGTGACTTTAACCAATGCAACTGGTTTGCCTTTGTCTACTGGTGTTACTGGCAACCTACCAGTTACAAATCTTAATGGTGGAACTTCTGCAAGCGCATCAACCTTTTGGCGTGGCGATGGTTCTTGGGCTACACCAGCTGGTGCGGGAACAGTTACAAGCGTTGATGTAAGTGGTGGCACAACAGGACTTACGACAAGTGGTGGGCCAGTTACATCTTCAGGAACAGTAACCTTGGCTGGCACTCTTGCTGTAGCAAATGGAGGCACAGGACAAACTTCATACACCGATGGTCAACTGTTAATTGGTAATACAACTGGTAACACGCTGACAAAAGCAACTTTAACTGCGGGTACTGGCGTAACAATTACAAATGGAAATGGTGCTATCACAATTGCGGCAACTGGTAGTGCTACTGCAACAACTGTTTCTGATACAGCAAACACATCTACTGGTTACTTTCAACTTCCTCAAGGAACAACGGCACAAAGACCAGCGTCACCCGCCAATGCCATGCTGCGAGTGAATACATCAACAAATCAATTAGAACTTTATGCTGTTGGGGCATGGAATTCATTAACAAGTTTTGCTAACAAAACACCAACTGTTGAATATCTTGTTGTCGCTGGTGGTGCTGGTGGTGGTGGAGTAGGAAACTCTACTGGTCTTGCTGGCGGTGGCGGTGCTGGTGGTTTTAGAACTGCATCAGGATTTTCAGTAGCATCAGGTTCTGCTATCACAGTAACTGTTGGCGGTGGTGGTGCAGGAGGTGCTGCTGGCTCTGGAAACAGGGGTGTTAGCGGTACAGATTCTGTATTTAGCACAATTACATCTGCTGGCGGTGGTGCTGGTTCTGCGGGTCGGGATAGTGGGCCAGGCGCATTAGCTGGAGGCTCTGGCGGTGGTGGCGGCGGTGGTGGAGGTGGTTCTGCTGAAAATGGAGCTGCTGGTAATACGCCAAGCACCTCACCATCACAAGGAAACGCTGGTGGCAATGGTGAAACAGGCGGTCAACAATACGCTGCAGGCGGTGGTGGTGGTGCTAGTGCGGTTGGCGGCAATGGGTCAACTACTGCGGGTGGTAATGGCGGTGCTGGAACTGCATCATCTATTTCTGGTTCATCAGTAACTTACGCTGGTGGTGGCGGTGGTTCTATTAACGCATTTAGCTCTGGAACTGCGGGAGTAGGTGGTGCAGGCGGTGGTGGTGCTGGTGGTAAAAATGCAGATGGAACTGCTGGAACAGCAAACACAGGTGGCGGTGGCGGTGGTGGTGGTGGCGATAATGCACACGCTGGCGGTGCAGGTGGTTCGGGCATTGTGATTATTCGCTACGCTGACACTTATGACGCTGCTGCTTCTACAACAGGCTCACCCACAATCACAGTTGCTGGTGGTTATCGTGTCTATACATGGACAGGTAACGGCTCAATCACAATCTAAGGAAGAACAAATGGCACATTTTGCAAAATTAGATGAAAACAATGTTGTTCTTGAAGTGCATTGCGTCAATAACATTGAATTACTAACATCAGAAGGTCAAGAATCTGAAGCGATGGGATATGCGTTTCTAGTTCGTTGGTCTGGTGGCTATTCACGTTGGAAGCAAACTAGTTACAACGGCACTATTCGTAAAAACTATGCGGGTGTTGGTTATACATACGACTCCACAAGAGATGCGTTTATTCCACCTAAACCATTTGCAAGTTGGACATTAAACGAAACAACTTGTCGTTGGGATGCGCCTATGCCATACCCTACAGATGACAAACGCTATTCTTGGAATGAAGAACAATTGGCTTGGGTTGAAATATCCGAAGCATACTAATGGAGAAAAATAATGGCCGTAACTAGCGCACAAATTGTAGATTTCTTAGTAGCAAACCCTGGCATGACTGATGCCCAGATCGTTACGGCTATGGAGACTTATGGAGTCTCTCCTGCTCAAATGGCTCAAGCAGTTGGACTAAATGAAGGTGAAGTTGCGGCTCGTGTAGGTGCTGTAATACCTCCTAATCAAGCAGTATTGCTTGGGGATACTTATGTTCAAGCCGTTAACCAAGTAATTGGTTCTGGTGAAGATCAGCAAATTGCTGGACTAGAGAATGTCATTACCTATAAAGCAGGTGAAAACCAAGCTGGTGGTGGCTATCAACAATACACACCTACTGGTGAACTTCAGAGAACTGGTGTTCAACAAGAAGTAAATGCTGGTCAAGACTTTCTGAAGTTCTTAGCAGGTTCTGCTCTTTTATTCGGTGGACTAGGTGGTGGTTTTGATGGTCTATTTGGTGGTGGTGGTGCAGCTACAGGTGGAACTGTTGGCTCTACTGGCTTAACAATGGGTGAACTTGCCCAACTAGATTTAGCTCTTGGTGGTGCTGGTGGTACTGCGGGTGCAACTGCTCTTGCTAATTCCTTAACTACTGGTGCTTTAACAGGTACATTGACTAACCTAACAGGTGGTAGTGGTACTGGTGCTTTGACAGGTGCTTTAGGCGGTACTGTTGCAGGAATGGGTGGCGGTACTGGCTTAACTGCAGGTGCAGGTGGTCTAGGTCTATCTACTACTGGTGCTGGTTTAGGTGCGGCAGGAACTGGTGCAGGAATTACTGCGGGTACAGGATTAGGCACAGGTGTTTTGACAGGATCAGGTCTTGGCACTACTTTGCTTGGTACGGGTCTAGGCACTGGTTTGGGTACTGGAGTGCTTACTGGATCAGGTTTAGGCACTGCCCTGTCAACTTTAAATACAGGTTTAAATACTGGCGTTAAGACAGGATTAACTGCTGGCAATCTTGCTAATCTATTCTCTGGTGGGTTAGGGACTGCGGGTAGTTTGCTTCAGATGCAACAATCTAAGGAAGCGGCTCTAGCTGCCCAACAAAGGATTGATGCAGAGACTGCTGCGGCTAAACAAGCGGCTCAGTTTAGACCAATAGGAATGACCACTCGTTTTGGTACATCTCAATTCCAAGTTGACCCTGTAACTGGTCAATTGACAAGCGCAGGATACACACTAAGCCCTGAAGCTAAAGCGGCTCAAGATAGATTGGTTAAGTTAGCTGAGTCTGGTTTGCAACAAGCAGAAGGCGCTCAAGAAGCATTTGAACCACTACAAACTGGCGCTCAGAGTCTATTTAAACTAGGTCAAGGGTATCTTGCTGAAACTCCTGAAGCAGTTGCGGCAAATTACTTGAAGAGTCAAATGGCTCTCTTGCAACCAGGCAGAGAGATAGAGTTAGCTAATCTGCAAAACAGACTCGCTCAACAAGGTCGTACTGGTCTTTCTGTGGCTCAAGGAGGCACTATGGGTGCTACTACTCCTGAATTACAGGCTCTCTTTAATGCTCGTGCTAGACAAGAGGCTGAGTTAGCGGCTAATGCTCAACTTGCTGGTCAAGCGCAAATTCAGTATGGAGCAGGATTGCTTGGTCAAGGTGCTGGCGCTATGGGTCAATACTATGGTGGTCAACAACAGGCTTACGCTCCTTACACAACTGCTTTGGGACAAGTGCAAGGTCTTGAGACTGCTGCACAACAACCACTCACAATGGGCTTGGCTCTTGGTAAAGAAGCGTCTACCGCAGGTGCAAGGGCTGGCGAGTTGGGATTAGGTGGTGCTAGATTAAGTACAGCTTTGGCAACAAGTGCAAATGCTACTGCTAATCCTTATGCTCAAGCATTGATGGCGGCAGGAAATCCTAACGCTATGTTTGGTCAATCACTTGGTAATGTGTTTGGCGGTTTATTTTCGTAAGGATTCATCATGGCAGACAATATAGTAGCGGGTCTATTTGGATTGACTCCTGAGATGTATCAGGGTCAACAATACCAACAAGACTTAAAAAGGGGCTATGAATTGGCTCAACTCGATCCTGGTGCTGCGGCTAGAGCACAGTTGGGTGCAAGTGTTGGTCAACTTGGTCGTGGCTTTGCAGGTGCTATGGGCATAGAAGACCCTCAGTTAAAGCTAATTAGCGCTAGAAACTCTATTGCCCAACAAATAGACCAGACTGATCCTGAGTCGATCCTAAAAGGCGCTCAGATGTTGTCTCAGATGGGCGATCAACAAGGTGCTATGGCTCTTGCAGAATACTATCGCAAGGCTCAAAGTGAAATGGCTTTGGCGGCACAGCGTAATGCTGCGGCTACTCGTGAGCGTGTTCAGTCAACTCCAGAAAAGATTTTGATTGCTAATCAACTTGCTCAATTAAACACTGAGTTAGATGTCTTAACTCAACAGCCATCATCTCCAGAAAGAGATGCAAAACTAAATCTTACAACTAGAAAACTTCAAGCCCTTGAGCAACAGGTTGAAAAACCAAATAAAACAGTTGTTGTTGGAAATTCTTTGGTTGATGCTGTTACTGGTTTTGAGTTATATAAAGGCCCTGATGCTCAGAAATACTCTGAGTTTGCCAAAACATTGATTGATGCGGGACTCAAACCAGGCACTGAACCTTTCCAAAAACGTATGCTTGAATACGCAACAAAGAAAGTCGAAGGCGCTGGAAAAGGCACTGGTAACGTGACTATTGGTGGTATCAATGTTGATACAGGTGCGGCAGCTAAAGCGGCTGGCAAAATTGTTGGTGAAAATGTAGCCAATGTTGAAAATCAATTCTCATTGGAAACCGCCTATAAAGATGCACTTTCTCTGTTAAACAAAGGCATCTATAGCGGTGCTTTTGGCCCTGAACAGGCGGCAGCAACTAAGTATTCGCTTGGTTTGCTTGGTAACCAAAAGAAGCTCGAAAACACAGAAGTGTTCTTGGCAAACATTGGCGAAATTGTAATTCCTCGTTTGGTGCAATTTGGTGGAAATGACTCTAACGAAGAACTTAAATACTTGCAAAATGTTGTGGCTGGAAATCAACGTCTTGAGCCAGAATCTATGAAGCGTATTTTGGCTAGCGCAGAAAAGAAAGTTCAAAACAATATTAAACGTTTGAATCTACAAGCACAAGCGGCTAAAGGTGGTACTGAGCTACCAATTGCACCTGTTACAAATGCACCTCTTGGCTCTCCTCAGAATCCAATCAAGTTGAAGGATAAGTAATATGGCTACTATTTACGAATACAAAGGTGTTTCCTATGAGTTGCCTGATGGACTGAGCGAAGATGATGCGTTGTCAAGAATTAAGAGTTCTTTGCAACCTGAACCTTCTCAACCAGATGTAAAAGCACCCTCATCTGGTTTCTTAATGGGTTTAAAAGACCCTATCACTGCTGGCGCACAAATGATTCCTCGTGCTTTAGGGGCAGTAGCCAGTTTGGGTGGCACTAAGCCTAACTCCTTGAGTGAGTTGCTTTATAGAGAAGCAAAACGTATAGATGAGATGGCTAAAGCTGAAGAGCAATCCTATCAAGCCCAACGTGAACAGGCGGGTGAATCTGGCTTTGATGTGGCTCGTTTAGGCGGCAATATTCTTAACCCTGCCAGTCTTGTTCCTGCGACTCGTGTGGCTCAATTGGCTAGGGCAAGAGGCTTGTCTACTGTTGGTCAAGCGGCAACTGCTGGCGCTGTAGGCGGTGCTATGCAACCAGTAGTCGGAGAAGGTGAGTTTGGTGAGCAGAAGACTAAACAAGTGGTTTTAGGTGGAGTTACTGGCCCTATCGGTGAAAAGGTTGTTGCGGGCGCAGGGCGAGTTCTCAACCCATTAGTCTCCAAAGCAGAGAAAACCATGCGTGAGCTTGGAATTACGCCTACCACTGGTCAAACCCTTGGTGGACAATTTAAGACACTTGAGGAATTTGCTGAGAACATTCCTTTAGTTGGTCAAAGCATTCAAAATGCAAAACAACGTGTACTCTTTGATTTTAACAAGAGTGTAATTAACAAGGCATTAGCTAAAGCAAGTGACCCAACAAAACAAGATAAATTAAGTCTTCCTGCTGATGTAATTGGTAGAGATGCAATCGAATATGCATCAAAAACAGTATCTGATAAATATGACGATGTTTTGTCAAAAATAACATTTGACTTAGATTTTGCAACCACTAGCAATATTTTAGGTGAACTTGCTAAGGCTAAAAGTTTATCAGCAGACCAAAGAGAAAAGGTCGCTGCAGCTTTGAATGACATCGTTTTAAGTAAATTCTCAGGTCAAAAACTTGATGGTAAAACATACAAAGGTATTGAGAGTGATTTACGAAAGAAGGCAAGCGATTATGTTAACAGTCAAAGTGCTTCGGAAAAAGAAATTGGATATGCGTTAAGCGATGTTCTTGGCGTACTTAAAAAAGAATTGTATTTCCAAAATCCCAAGCAAACACCTACATTGCGTAGAGTTGATGCTGCCTTTAGTGATTTATCTGTAATCAATGTAGCTGCTGCTAATTCTGGGGCAAAAAGTGGTGTATTCACACCGCAACAATTTTCCACTGCTGTGCGCCAACAAGACCCAACGAGACGCAAATCTTCGTTTGCTAAAGGTAAAGCTAAAGGCCAAGACATCTCGGATGCCGCACTTGAAGTCATTGGCGACCCCACAGGGGCATCTCAAACAGGTCGGCTTGCGCTTGGAATAGGTGGTGGGTATGGCTTACTATCTGAACCTACAGTTGGTACAGCAACGGCAATTGGAGTCCCCGCTGCCTATAGCCAAGGTGGACAAAAGCTAATTGATGCGTTGTTGCGTAACCGCCCAGAGTTATTGCAACGTGTAGGCGGTATGCTTTCTCAACAATCAGCGCCTTTTGGTAGTGTTGTTGCACCGAGTGCTGTTGGACAGTACAACCTTTCTGAGAGAAGGTAATGAAAGACGGGCTGTTTGCTATCTCAGTAGCAGCCCTTCTTCTTGGTTTTGTAATCTTTTGTAGTTATATTATTGTTTGGGCATTTCCGTGATCGCCTTTCTCTTGGCGGCAACCATAGAGTACCGATGTATTAAATGGACTTGGACTGGTGATGTTTACAACCGAAGGGTTGTTTG